CCATGCTGGCAAGAACTACGGCGGTGACAAAGCTCCTAAGGATGACGACGAAGATGCTCCTAAGTCTAAAAAAGCAAAGAAAGAAAGCGTAGAACCTGAATTCAAAAGCAAATTCATGAAGATGGTAGAAGCCAAGAAAGACGAAGCTGACAAAAAGAAAGCTGACAAGAAAAAGAAAATGGAAGAAGGTGCTAAACCAGACTTTCTAGACATTGACAAAGACGGCGACAAGAAAGAACCAATGAAAAAAGCTGCTGGAGAGAAAGGCGAAGATAAAAAAGACGGCGCTAAGAAAGGTATGAGCGACAAGCAGGCCAAATACTTTGGCAAGAAAGATGTTAAAGAAGGTTCTCGTGCGTCAACAGGATCAGCCCGTGACAAATTAATAGGTAGCATTTCTAGCAGAATGAAAGATACTCCGCAACCTCAACGTGCTCCAAAAGATCAAGAAGAAGCAGATTCCTGGGCACGTATGAAGCGAGATCAAGAAGCAATAGCAAACAGTGGGAAAAAGAAAGACGAAAGTGCAATGATGCCTAAAGGCAAAAAGCGTCCAGTTAAAGAATCAGTAGAAACAAAATTAAGTTTCAAACAAATGGTACAGTTGGTACAAGAAAGCGGTGGCCAACAACAGATTGATCCTCTAGACAAATCACTGTTTAACTGGGCTACTCGTGTAGCTGCCAGCAAACTAGGTGAAGGCATGAAGGCAGAACTTTATGCTGGTCTAATCTATGAGCGCAATGGCGGTGTATTTGAAATGTACGACGTGCTCAGTGAAGCTCAAAAATAATTCAACCGTTTGGTGAACCTAAGCCAGTCACAGGTTGACTGGCTTTTTTTATGACTGTATAATAGTTCTATCGTAGGAGGTTTATGAATAATCCAATTAAAAATTACATTAAGATAATCGAAGGTTCTATCAAAATAACTGACGATTGGTTTCAAACCGGATTCAAGACTTATAAAAAACCTGCCAAAGAAAAATATGAAATAGCCAAGCAGGACGGAAGTATTGACACATTAGAAGGGACTGTTTCATATAAAAAAGGTTATTACATTATGACAGGCCCTAAAGGTGAAAAGTATCCAATTCCTCCAGAAAAATTTGCAGAACTTAAAGACGATCATGGAAATGGGATCGCTACGCCTAAAAAGATTATCAAAATAGCTAAACTAGTAGACCATGATGGGTCAGTAAAAACTTCTTGGGGCGAAACATTAAATTATACCAAAGGCGAAGATTATATCGTTAGACACGGTGCCGGAGATTACGGTGTAGTCAAATCAGATATTTTTAAACAAACATATCACACAGGAGAATAATATGTCAAAGATGTATGGTCCAGAAGAAAAGGCCAAATTAGAAAGATTGATCAGCGAAGGATCGAATGTGCTTCGTGAAGTAGAAGATCTACAAGAAGGTCTAAAAGAAACTGTGAAAGCAGTAGCTGAAGAATTACAAGTCAAACCCAGTATCATTAACAAAGCAATTCGTATTGCACACAAAGACAATTGGAAAGATCACGAAGCTGAGTGGAACGAAATCGAAATGATTCTCGGAGTCACAAAGCGTTTACCTGAATGAATGAATTATTAAAACCTACATTTGATTGGATTCGAGATGATTGGAGATCTAACCCGTTCCGTTTTATGGTGGAGATTATCGCATGGGCTATATCGATTGGATGTTCGATCACTATGGCGCTCACAGTCCCCAATCCTCCACTACTTATGTTATATCCTGTTTGGATTCTCGGCTGTGCTTTATATGCTTGGGCTGCTTATACTAGGAAATCATTTGGCATGTTGGCTAACTACATCTTGCTAACCACGATAGACACAGTAGGTCTAGTAAGAATGCTAAGTAGTTAAATAAAAGTAGATGGTAGGCGAGGCCATAAACCGCACACTGGTATTTGCAAGCCTAAAAATTGCATAGGAGAATAAATGAGTTACGTAGACGCTTTCTATGATCGCGACAATGACATCATCCGTGTGGTCGAACGCGATGACAAAGGTCAGAGACATTTCAAAGAATATCCCGCAAGGCATGTTTTTTATTACATCGATCCCCGCGGCAAGTTTCAATCAATCAAAGGCGAACCATTAAGCCGTGTTAGTTCAAAAAATGTCAAAGAACATCGCAAAGAACTAGCCATACACAGCAACAAAAAACTCTACGAAAGCGATATCAATCCCATATATCGTTGCCTCGAAGATCATTATCTCAACACCGACGCTCCCAAACTTAACGTAGCATTTTTCGACATCGAAGTGGACTTTGATCCAGAACGCGGTTATGCATCACCAGAAGATGCATTCATGCCTATTACTGCTATCGCTGTGTATCTACAATGGATGGAGACCATGATATGTTTGGCTATACCTCCTAAAACACTCAGCATGGCCGAAGCCAAGCGTCAGGTCGAAGACATGCCTAACACCATGCTGTTCGAAACTGAATCAGAAATGCTGGACACATTTTTAGATATCATACAAGATGTTGATGTTCTCAGCGGTTGGAACTCAGAAGGTTTTGATATTCCCTATACAGTGAATCGTGTGACCAAGGTTCTGAGCAAAGAGGACACACGCCGTTTCTGTCTGTGGAATCAGTTTCCTAAAAAGCGAGAATACGAAAAGTATGGCAAAACTGCTGTGACCTATGACTTCATCGGTCGTGTACACCTCGACAGTCTTGAACTGTACCGCAAATACACCTATGAAGAACGACATACCTATCGACTGGATGCCATTGGTGAAATGGAGATTGGTGAGAATAAAACTGTCTATGAAGGCACCTTAGACCAATTGTACAACAATGACTTCCGTAGATTCATAGAATACAACAGGCAAGACACTGCTCTACTGGACAAGTTAGACAAGAAATTAAAATTCTTGGCTCTAGCTAACACACTGGCGCACGAATGCACAGTGCTGTTGGCTACCACTATGGGTGCCGTGGCGGTTACAGAACAGGCCATCATCAACGAAGCACACAAGCGTGGTATGATCGTTCCTAATCGTGTGAATCGTGATGGCATAGACACACAGGCTGCAGGTGCTTATGTGGCCTATCCCAAGAAGGGCATACACGAATGGATTGGCTCACTAGATATTAATTCACTGTATCCTAGTGCGATTCGTGCGCTGAACATGGGACCAGAAACCATCGTGGGTCAACTGCGCCAAGATGGCACCAAGGAATATATCGATGGACAAATGGCTAAAAATAAGTCCTTTGCCTCAGCTTGGGAAGGAATGTTTGGCAGCGTAGAATACACTGACGTACTCGAAAGAAAGGTAGGGCGTGAAATCACCATTGACTGGGAAGATGGTGGATCTGACACCTTAAGCGCAGCACAGATCTACGATTTAATCTTTGAATCAAATCAACCTTGGATGCTGAGTGCTAACGGTACTATCTTTACCTACGAAAAAGAAGGTATCATTCCCGGACTGCTGAAACGTTGGTATGCAGAACGCAAAGAAATGCAGGCCAAACTCAAAGAATGTATTGCCGCTGGCAACAAGATAGAAGAAGAATACTGGGACAAGCGACAGCTGGTTAAGAAGATTAACTTGAACAGCCTGTATGGTGCTATCTTAAATCCAGGCTGCAGATTCTTTGATAATCGCATCGGTCAATCAACCACACTAACTGGCAGAGCTATTGCTCGCCATATGGCTGCAAAAGTCAATGAAATCATTACCGGAGAAGCAGATCACGTTGGTCGTGCTATCATCTACGGTGACACAGACTCTTGTTATTTCTCTGCATATTCAACGCTGAAGAAAGACATTGAAAAAGGAGTGATTCCCTGGAACAGAGAATCAGTGGTTGAACTTTACGATACCATAGGAGAAACAGTCAATGGAACATTTGTCAAATTCATGCAGGACGCCTTCCACTGTCCAAAAACACGGGGAGACGTCATCAAGGCAGGTCGCGAGATTGTTGCAAGCAAAGGACTGTTCATCACCAAAAAACGATATGCAGTTCTCTACTACGACAAAGAAGGCAAACGTGCAGACGTTGATGGGCCAGGCAAAATCAAAGCCATGGGGTTGGACCTCAAACGATCAGATACCCCGGTTGTTATCCAAGACTTCTTGAGTGCGGTACTGACCCGAGTGCTAAACGGTGAGACCAAAGAATCAGTGTTGGAATATATCACTGACTTTCGCACAGAGTTCAAGACACGGCCAGGATGGGAAAAAGGATCACCTAAACGTGCCAACAACATCACTGACTATCGTGACAAAGAAAAGAAAGCCGGCAAGACCAACATGCCCGGTCATGTTCGAGCCAGTCTAAACTGGAACACTCTCAAGCGTATGATGGATGACAAATATTCTATGAACATCGTAGATGGTGCCAAGGTCATTGTCTGCAAGATCAAAGACAATCCCATGGGCTATACCTCAGTGGCCTACCCTGTAGATGAACTGAGACTGCCTCAGTGGTTCAAAGACCTTCCCTTTGACGATGCTGAGATGGAAACCACAGTCATTGATGAAAAGCTAGAAAACCTTATTGGTGTTTTGGAATGGGACATCAGTTCAACAAGGTCGGATAACACATTCAGCAAACTGTTTGATTTTGAGTGATTTCTAGGTTGATTTTTTCTCAAGATCTAAATATAATCTTAATATACATGGAGAATCTCTAAATGAAAGATATACTACAAGACATCGTAAGCCACACACAGAACCTAGGCTTCTTGACCACGGTCAAGGTTACAGGCACAGAAGAAAAAACCACAATCAACTCAATGGCTGATGACCGTTCAGTGATCATGGAAGCAGAAACTGTTAACCCTTATCCAGACATGTTGGGTGTGTTTGGTATGCCACAGTTGAACAAGCTAAAGTATCTGTTAGACGGTGCAGAATACAAAGACGATGCAAAGATTTCAATCACTACCGCAGAACGCAACGGTGACGTTATTCCTGTAGGCATTCACTTTGAAAACAAAGACAGCGATTTTAAAAACGATTATCGTTTTATGAACGCAGAAATCATCAACGAAAAGATGAAAACTGTTAAGTTCCGTGGTGTTAAGTGGGATGTGGAACTGGAACCTAGCGTGGCTGCGGTACAGCGTTTCAACTTCCAGGCAGGCGCAAACAATGAGCATCCAACATTTTTGGCCAAGACAGAAGGCGGTAATCTCAAATTTATATTTGGTGACGCTAGTACACACGGTGGTGAATTTATTTTTGCACAGAATGTAGCTGGTAAACTAGATCGAGGCTGGACTTGGCCGGTGCTTCCAATCTTGAGTATCCTTAAGATCGCAGATGTCAACAACACCAAGATGAGTTTGTCGAACGAAGGTGCTATTCAGATTACACTTGACAGCGGACTTGCTACTTACAAATATATTGTTCCAGCACAAGCTGCCTAAATATGATCAAAGGTTTAATAGGTAGTGCAGGTATAGTCGTACAAGGCGGTGATACCAGCGTACCGTATATTAATCAAAATATCACAAACCCTATGCAAGGTATGATACGTGTATGGGGCACAGACATGCAGGTGTTTGATGGCTCTAGTTGGATGAACTTGAGTACCAGTTATGCCACAGTAGGGCTCAACAGTGACACACAATCATTATTGAATTGGGCCCGAGAAAAACGTGATGAAGAAAATAAATGGTATAAGCTGGCTTCATCTAATGAAGCGGTTCGTATAGCATTAGAGCAATTAGAACAGGCAAAAACAAGATTAGAACTTACAGCAATTTTATCGAGAGACCATGAAACAACCAATTGACCTAACACCTTTACAAAAAGACTATGCGGTATATTTGCCTGCTATCAGCAGTTTTTATTCCACATACATCGCCAAACAGAGAGTAGAAGAATTTATTCCTAAAGATCGAATTCCTAAAGAGTTTGATCGCGGCATTGAAGGCATGAACTTTCTAAATCCCGAACAGGGCTATTTCTATTACAAGTATGGTCTATATTCAGCAGGTCACGCACAACTGGATCTTAACAAGAGTCTCGTACAGGAATCCATGATACAGGACCGTGATCGATCGAAAACTATGATCCTAGGCGACTCTGGTGGATACCAGATTGGTAAAGGTGTACTCAAGTTCGATTGGTTAAATTTTGAAGGTGCAGAAGCCAACAAGACTCGTCAAAAGATACTGGAATGGCTAGAAGTCACTGCAGATTGGTCCATGATGCTTGACGTTCCTACATGGGCCTGTGATCATATCCATTCACCTAAGACTGGTCTAAAGACGTTTGAAGACTGCCTAGAAAAGACCAAATTTAACAACGACTACTTTTTACAGAATCGTCTAGGTCAGACCAAATGGTTAAACGTGTTGCAGGGTTCCGACTGGGACACAGCTGAACGTTGGTACCAGGGTGTCAAAGAGTTTTCAGATCCCAAAGGCAAGTATGCTGGTCGTGAAGCTGAAGGATGGGCCATGGGTGGTGCTAACATGTGCAAGATGCCTATCACATTGCGCAGACTGATCACATTAAAGTTTGAAGGCATGCTAGAAGGCAAGGACTGGATGCACTTCTTGGGCACTGCTCAACTAGACTGGGCCTGTTATCTCACACTGATCCAACGGGAGATCAAAAAAATAAATGAAAACTTCACTATTTCCTTTGACTGCGCATCACCTTTCATCGCAACAGCTCACGGATTGGTATATACTAACGCCCAACATTCCAATAAACGATTCAGTGTTATCATGGATAAAGCCCCGGACACTAAGAATCTTTCCGGACGGCACGATATACCTTTTCCTTTCGAAAGCGATTTTGGTCGCAGACTTACGATCGCAGATATATGCCACTATGCACCAGGAATGTTGAATAAGATCAAGAAAGAAGGCAAGACATCATGGGATTCATTTGCCTATGCATTAATGATGGGGCACAATGTTGAATGTCATATTCGTGCTGTGCAACGTGCCAATAACTTAATGGACATTGAGTGTGCTAAATTTGATCCTGATTGGCGTATGTGGGGCATCGAAGGCAAGAAAGAAAAAGACTACAGTGAATGGGTACCTAACAAGATCCTATACTTCAGTAACTTTGTAAAAGAACTGTTTGCTAAATCCACGAAACAAGAAGCCTTTGATATGATCGAAACTGCTTCAAGATTCTTAACCAGTCTAGAAGGTGCAAGACTACAGGGTGGTCCAGTGGCCTATGCTGTGCCAAACATCTTGACATTTGAAGATGGTAAGAAAACTGATGAGATAGATTTCTCTAACCCCGATGACGATGAACTACGTGCTTTGGAAGAAAGCGTAATTGTATAAGGAGACCGTATGTACGAGCAGCGTATTAAACATTTGGAAGAAGCTCACCGTGCTTTGGACAAACAGATTGACACTTTGGAAAAAACAGGAGTGTTTGAAGACCTAAAACTGGAAGAAATGAAGAAACAGAGGTTGCATCTCAAAGACAATATTGCTATACTTAAACATAAACAGCAACTTCACACACAGGCATAACAATGGCAGCACACACTTTCGTTCTCAATCGCACACAGGTTGAAAAACTTGCTAAGATGGCAGATCACTTCAAAGAAGTAGAATGGTTCACTCTAGAGTCAAACAGCTCAAGTGGCATTGGTCCTATGGTTTCCGTGAAGTTTAATCTTTTTGGAGACTATGACAAGGATGAGGATACCACCATTGATATAACTGATGTGAGTACTTGGTAATGAAACAAGAACTAGACCAACTGTTGTGTGAGAAATATCCCAAGTTGATGGTGAATCGCAACAAACCTATGATCGAAACCTGCATGTGTTGGGGCTTTGAATGTGGCGATGGTTGGTTCAATATAATAGATCGACTCATGGGTAATATCCAACATCACATTGACTGGAAAGAGAAACAGAGGAACTGGGCAATTAATTTTAATAGTACAGCCTCTCCAGAGGACATGCGCCCAGTTCCGGAATCTATTCCACAAGTCACGCTAGATCAAGTTAAAGAAAAGTTTGGCACACTGCGTTTTTATTATACAGGCGGAGATGAATATATCAACGGTCTTGTAAGCATGGCAGAATCTATGAGTGGTGTCACCTGCGAGCAATGTGGCAGCCCTGGCACAACAGGTGGCCAAGGATGGATTACAACACTGTGTGAAACTCACAGAGCTGCTCGTGAAGAACGGCAATTGCTTAAACAAGGATTCGAACAATGAAGTGCGAATTGTGCCATCAAGAATACAGTCCGCAGTGTGACTATCAGCAAGGCCGATGTCCTCATCATCCTCCAATGCTGACCAGCTATCATTATAGATATCTCAACTTGTTCAACACTATCAAGAAATGGTTCCAACGATGAAAAGAAATTACGAGTCAGGTGTCTCAGACACTATCACATTCTTTGTAGGCATAGAGATCGAACATACCCCTGCACACGGAATGCGAACTCTGTTTGTGGTGGGAGAGCACGATCCATACATAATCATGGAACTGGCTCGAAATCATGAATGCCAACACATCTATTTTGGAGCTAATCAAAGTTTCAAAACTCGGGGTATCAACGATACAGAAACCTGGCGTCCATGGGAGAATATGATCTATGTATGCCTTGATGCTGAAGATGGATTCTGGTGTACCTTAGACTTTGATGTTTCAGAAACGGAGGGATTGCTGGAGAGTGGTCTTACCGAAAAACGTAGATTTATTCCTCAGATCAGTGTAAAATTACCTTATCTAAATCAATTAGGTTATAACGCTACATTAAAGATAGATGACAAAGACTTTAACGCAACTAATCCCGGGGTATGGTGCCATAACCTGCAGGACCTTCTGGGAAGAGATCGCTTCACAGATTGGGATCAATATGGCAAGGATGAGATAATCAAATGAGTGGTTATGGACAGGCAATCGCTACTATTGGCAGCAATTCAACAAGTAAGCAGCGAAGAATAAGGAAGGCAAAAACAGTGAAACTAAGTTTAAAACAACGTTTTCGTAACTGGTTGAATAATGACGATTACGAACAAGACATTCCTCAGCTAGTAGAATCAGACAGACTGTCTAGCGAAGGTATACGTCTACAAATTTATAAAGCCAGTGGCGGATATGTTATTGAAACTCGCAGTTATGATCATCATAAAGATCGCCATCATAACAGTATGCATGTTATTACCGAAGAGCAAGATCTCGGTGATGCTCTAGGTAAAATTGTAATGATGGAGGTAATGAAGCGATGATTA